ATGAAGGAGGGGGTGTGGATTTTGCGACCCCCCCCCATGCCCTTTCGTTGACCGGGTCGAGGGGGGTCAAGTGGTTCCACGATTCCTATAAGAACTTATAACTTTAAATCTCAATAATTTCTGAAACTTTCTTATAAATTCCTAAAGGATTGTACTTAAGTATTTCGTCGATCGCCATGTCTATATTCCTATCATTCTCTTCATCTGTAAAATCATTACTGACACGGGCTATCCTAGCTAAGTACTCACATGTATTATATCCTTTGTTAATGTCGTACATTCTCCATAAATCGGCTTGTGTTATCGGATTGTATGGATTGTCGATCGTTGTAATAGCATTAACAATTTTTTTCATGTTAGTATTCCTCCTTTCTGCACCGTACCAGTAAAAATTACTCCTTTAAATATTTAGAAACAGTGGACACGGAAATGTTTAATCTTTCTGCAATTTGAGCCAAAGTGTAACCAGCATTTTGCATTGCTTTTATTCTATTCTTTGTTGCTTGTGTTACAGTTTTAGATTCTTTTGGCATTGCTCTTTGTCTAAGTTCATCAGCATCAGCAAATCTTAACAGTTTAAGTAACTTTGTAGATGAAATTGCTCCTTTTTGGATTGCATTCCATTCATTGTCAGTTATGTTAATCTTAGCTCTTTGTGCACCAACTTGTGCTCTTGCCTCTTTTAAATACTGATCTGAATACTTCTTTTCTTCATCTTTAGTCATATTAGGATTGTCAGCTTTTAAAGCCCTTAATTTAGATCCTGCTATAACTTGTGCCTTTCGTTCTTTTGGTATGTTCTTTTCTGCTGTTTTAAGCTTATTCTCCAAAGAACTTACTTCAGATGAGTATTTTTTAGCTGCTTCAGAACTATAATTAGCTGATTTAGTGGATACATATAGTTTCCTAGCTGTATTTGCAGATGATTTCAAGAAATTAGCATAATTAGCGTATGCTTCTTCTTGCGGTGTACCAGTAGATAGTACTTTTGCATCTTTAACAAGAGACATTTGAGTTGCTTTATGTGTGTATTCATGTTCTTTACCATCTTTTCCAGTCCACGAACCATATTTATAAGTTTGCTCTAATTCTCCTGTTTCTTTATTGATACGGGGGGCCCCTACCGCCTTACCCGGTACGTCTACCTCGCTCTTAGCTCTTGAAATAAGAGTAGATGCACCACCTTCTTTGTACTTACCATTAAGGTCATAGTGCCCTTGGTACTTCTTTTTAAGCTCATCTATACCATTGTCTATCTCCGACTGGTGGTAGTTCAGCTTATGCTTACCTGTATCTATGACACACATGGAGTGCCTAACCGCTCTCGCAAGCTCGTCATCAGATGCTCCTTTTAAAGTCATGTCAGTAATCAGGTTACTGATCTTACCCATCTCAGTCTGTTCTCTTGCCGATCCTTTAGCCCAAGGTTTTCTTTGTCCTTCCATATATGGATACTCAAGCTTAGGATCATAGCCTTCCAATCGTTTCAATGGATCACGTGAAGTAATCTTAACCTTGTTGCTTATTGGTATAGTAATTACTGTGTCACCATCAAAGTCAGCGCCTGACATCTTGTCAGCTGATTTAGGTGTAATACCAATAGCATCAACGGATGTATTACCAATCATCTTAGCTCCTTCACGATTCTTATTATTGACAGTCAAGACTGGTATCTGGAATGTTCCCTCATGTGGGAATCTAACCAATGCTATCTTAGTTCCATCTTTGAATCGTGGAGCATATACTTCATTATCCTTTAAACTATTGACTGGAAGTATTACAGAATACTTCTGACTAGGTAGAGTAGCAGCTTTCAGATGATTAGAAGCCGAATCACAATCTGATGCATAAGCATCAAGATAGTATTTCTTTAATACAGGATTCTGTAAGGCTTTTATTTCAGCAAGCTCTTGTTTCTTCTCAGCCATAGATAAGTTTAACTGCTGATTAATAAGCTTCATATCCTGTTTAGCAAGAAACTGTGATGGTAATTCATCAGACCATTGCTCCCAATCTCCTTCTTCTCTCGTCTTGTTGATAAGACTAAGATGCTGTTCTCCTTTTTCATCAGTATAATAAGATTGGCCTTGTGCTTTTATAGCAGAACCAAAAGGGTTATTATCTGGTGCATCTTCTTTAATTGGTTTTAATACTTTTTCCAAAGGAGTTCCAGACTTTTTGTTTGTATTAAACAATATGTCTTTTCCTTCTGGTAAGTTATCTGAATACACAGCCATACCTTTGATGTAGTGTGTTCCATCAACAAGTATTCTTACCTGTGCATAATGTGAATCGCCAAGATCTAGATCAGCAACACCTCTTCTAATTTCAATAACTCCATCTTTATCAGCACCAGTAACCTTTCCAGGGTCATCAGCATATCGAATAGCCAGTCTATTTGAATCCATTGATGCTGGATACTGCATTGTTTGAAATGTTTGTCCATCATCATGACTTGTGTATTCTGTAATTGATTCAATCTCACCTTTATCTCGAGCCTGATAAACCTCTTGATAAGTTGTGCCTGGTGGACACAATACCTGCATGGTTGTATACTGACCTTTGTTAGTAACCTGAGGATTTCTAATGTCATAACGTTCATAATCATGCATCATTGCAATCATAACAGCTTCATCCATCTGATCCCTTGTTAATCCAAGTTCATGTTCAACACCTTTACCAACATCGATAAACTTTTTCTTATCGACCTGACTCATTAAGAACTTACCAGCTTTATCAGCTGCTTCTTTCTTACCATTCTCCAATGTTTCAAGCATTGAACGAACACTAGATTCATTAGCTAGACCCAACTCTTTAGCAATCTCAGCATGTGTTTTACCTTCTTCTCTAAGTTTCTTAGCTCTATAAGCAGTTGTCAACCATTGCTGGTGTTTAGCGATTCTTATAGCTGTTCTCAGATCTTTAGTTTTATAGCCCATAGCCTCTGCTATTTCACTTTCACTAAGACCCTGCTCTTTGTATTTGTTAACTCTTTCTAGAAAGTGATCACTATGCTGATAAGGATTGTCGCCAGATCCCCAAGGATAACGTCCGGAATGTCCGCCTTTATCGTGACCAACGCCATAGTGGACTAAATAATTTTCTTTTATTGATTCATTAAGAATCGCATTCATCTCGCTAGCGATGTAATTCATTCTTAGCCCTCCTTAACGCTATTAATTATCTTGTCGAACTGTATAATTGTATCCATGATCGGACCAATGTCTTCAGCATTTGGATTGTCTATAATAAAGTCATCGTTCTGATAGATCCTGGTTTCAAACTCAATATCACCAGGTCTGAACTTATACTCCAAACAAAAGAGAGCGGCATAAATATAAAGCTGCTCCATGTGTGCTGGTATTCTACCAGTCTTAAGATCATGTATTCTCAAGAACCCTTTCTTCTCGTCGAACTTAATTGCGTCAGCAGTGCCGAAGCAATTATCGGAATATCTAAGAACCTGTTCTGGTGTCATTCTAAAACCAATTGCATCGTTTACATACATGTTCAATGTCTGTTTGGTCTTAGGCATCTTAATTCCAAGATCAATGTGTTCTGCAGCAAGTGCATGCAATCTCGTTCCCATCTGTACAGCTAAGAAGTTCCTATATCTTTCTTCAAGTTTCTCATCATCGTAATTAATCCAATGATACTGACTTGCAGAAAGGAATGCGTGTTTGCCTTCTAGCAAATGATGGTCATTAAATATAAATTGTTTTGCCATAGTGAATTCCCCTTTCACTTAGTAAAGTATTCTTTGAGTTCATTAAGAACTTCATCTTTGTTTTCAGGAAATATAAATCTGGCATACCCCATGTCATCCAGCTTATTAACCCAATATTCCTGATTGGGTCTTTTGCTTGCCTTACTATGTTTCTTACACTCTAAAGCTGCCCACAATGAATAATAAAATATCACAAGGTCGGGGATCCCTTGTATATAATCTGGATCGTTCTTCAACACAACGCATCCTGGGAAACGTTCCTTTAGCTCTTTAATGAGTTGGGACTGGAACGAGTTTTCATTTTTCATAGTCGGCAGCTCCTTTCCCTAAAGAGTGTAATTGGCAAAACAAACAAAAAGAAAAAGAGAGTGGTTAAAAAGTTCGATTTATCGTCGACTTTTCACCTCTCCCTCTATAAAAGGGGGTGTTTTTTCCGCGAACGCCATTTTGAGACAAAAAAGAAGAGCCCCTGATAAATATCAAAGGCCCATTCCTTTCTAATCCGGAAGCTTATCTATAGCTTCGCTCAATTCGCCTACGGCCAGTGCAAATTTTGCATATGCACCGAGGACTGCCTTTTCTTCATCTGTAACGATCTTTTCCAGATCAGTATACTTCATGTCCTCACCTATATGCGCGCCATACATTGCAACTAAACCAATATCGTTTTGAAGTACTGCTTTAAGCATATAATCACCTCCATTAAACTATCTGTTTTATCTGCGTCCGTACCGAACCATACCGAACCACAAAAATATCAAAAACGAAGAGCCCTTGTTAGGACTCTTCGGTAATGTGTTTTCTAATTTGTTCAAGCCACACTATAATGCCATAAATACACTTGCTTAATGCGATGGTTATACAATACCATCCAATCAGCCAAGCCATTTTGTCTATTATTTTCATGGTTGTCACCTCCTCTATAACACAACTTGAAGAATATGCGAAAAATCATCTCTGCCTGTTTGTCTACTTTTTTTCGCCCTATTATATATATTTATATACTTTTTTCTCATAATAATTAAAAAAAAACATAGACAAACAGGCAGAATGCCCGCAAACCCAGTGTTTATGCGGGTTTCCGCTGTCTGTTTTTTCAAAAAAAACATAGACATGTCTATTTTTTTTAGACATTTTTGCCCAATTTTCACCCATTTTCACCCATTTTTACCATTGTCTGCATTTAAAAACAGACATGTCTACTTTTTACAGACAAAAAATAGACAAAAATAGACAGAAAAAACACCCAAAAATCACCAAAAATATCAAAAACAAAAGGACCTGAAAGCCCAAGAGCGTCTGTAAAGACGCCCAAAAGCTTTAAAATTTTACTTAATTTTCTTTTTAATTTCATAATTGTCTTCAATAATCTTATCAAGTTTAGAATTCATCTCCGCTAGTTTGTGTTCCATCTTGTTAATCTGAGCACACTGCTCCGCAATTACAACTGCTGAACTCTTCGTCAAATCGATAAATTCTTTATAAATCTTTAAGAATTTCATGATCAATTCAATATTCTTAGTATCTTCTCCATCAACACCGTAAAATGCCGTCGTGAATTTACTAGGTAATGCTGCCTTGATCGATTCCATTCCTATAGAATCAAAATCATCTCCCAATTTTTGAAGTGCGTCAATCATTTCTAATTGCTGTGCTGTACACTCCTTCTTAACTGAATCTGTTACCTCATAGTTTGAAAATAATCCCATAATAAGATCCTCCTTTTAATAAAATATAAATTAATAAGTTAAGTTGGGTTTTATCCCTATAATTGGGGCTGAAAAACTCGCGATTAAAAAGCAAAAAGAAGAGCCCTTGTTAGGACTCCTCTCGAATGTAGCGACTTAATATCCACCGTTTATACTGATTTAAAAACCATTTTCCTTGCTTTTTATAATCGAATGATCCGGTTAACATCATTTTGTCCAATTCGAAAATTCCTCTCTCAAACCTACCATGGTCATCATCGACTCGTAGATAGAGAGAGGCTGTGTCGTCATTGATTTCGATCATTAACCGTCCCTTTATTCGATCTTTCAAATAGTAGTATAACTGATTTCTCCACTTTCTATAAATCTCTGGCATATAGCCACCTCCTTTCATTAAAGGCTCAGATATACTCGCGAAAAACGAAGAGTCCCTGAAAAATATCAAAGACTCAACGTCTCATAAACTATTTCTTTTTGCTTAATATGCGATCGAATGCATAATACGGCCACATTATTACATCCAATACAAGGCACCCCCATAAATATCCGGATTCACCGAACTTTATGTTTCTAGTTTTGCCTTCTGATTGAATAACCAACATGCCGATAATTAGATATAATGCCATTTCAATTCCTCCTTTAAGACACAAATATCAATAGTTACCTCATAAGAGGACTACATTTATTCGCGAAAAACGAAGAGCCCCTGAGGACTCAACGTTTTTGAACCTAACTCTTCTTCTTTCTGAAAAAGAGCAACCTAACGATTCCAATGAAAATTACCAAGTCAAGTATGATAGGTAGCAATGGTAAACCTAATATAAATAAGATTATACCAATAACCAAACATACAATTAATAGTAACAAAAATAGAATCATTTTAATTCCTCCTTTTAAGTTATAAAATATCAGCATCATTAGCTTCATAATACACCTTGTAAAATATGCGAAAAACCAAAAGGCCCTGAGGCCTTAAGGCTTTGATTAATTATTCAACATCTTGTAACGCATAATACTTCTTGTCCATCTCTGCAAGTGTTTCATCATTGAATGTCCTCTCGAAAACTCTCTCGATCATTAATCTATCAGATACACTCATATTCTCACTAGCTTCCTCGCATGCAGAACAAACCATATCATTAAATTCATTACTGAACTCATACAACTGGTTAAACTTAACCTCGTATTCATCAGCTTTTGATTTCTGATAATAATTCATACCGATGCTAGCAAACAATAACAATACTAACATAACAATAGTAACGCTCTTAAAATTTTCCTTAAAGTTCTTCATAATAATTACCTCCTAAGATATAAAAAATTTAATAAGTTATAAAATTGAGAATAATCTCTCTCATAATAGAAGTGGAAATTTCCGCGATTTAAATATCAAAAACGAAGAGCCCCTGAGGACTCAACGCTTTGAGAGGTTTTTAAAATATTATTTAAACTTTGTTTTGTCATATAATTTTCTTGTCACTTCAACCATTTCATCATCATCACATACTTCTGTCATTAAATATAAATATACACTTAACGGCCAAATCAATGACGAAATTAATGAACAATATATTGTAAAGATTGGGTTTAAAATCCATTCTTCAGCCATACTTTTCAATAATTCACATTTTGATTTGCCTTTAAATGCATTACACAACATCATAAAGCATGCTATATTAGTTGCAAAGAATCCACAAATCATCCAATACAAAAATATCATAAAATACCTCCTTAGATACCTCTCATTAGAGAATCAGAAACTATCGCGACTCCATTCACCAACAAACTTACCTTCATTAAACTTCTTCTTCTGACTTATAGCTCGTCTGATGGCTAGGTCAATTTGAGCTTTAGAATATAAATAGTAGTAGTACAGATCCAGGTAAGGTGTATTTAGCCTATCAATACGACCCATAGCCTGCTCCAGCACCTTATAGCTATACTGCTGAGAGTAAAATATCACAGTGTCTGTCTTGATGCAGTTCCAACCCTCTGCGCCAGCTGTATACTGTACTAAGTAAATCCATCGCTTGCCTTCAGGTATCTCCTGGTGCTTGTGGCCGTTCCACTCTGCTATCTCTGTTCCTTCCTTGTAAGCTAGGCCACGCAAAATATCAAGCTCGTAGTCGAAGCTGTAGAAGATGATAGCTTTGTTGACTTTCTCCAGGATTTCCAGTAATGCAACTTCTCTGCTGGGGTCTTCGTTGACTATACGCCTTAGACAATAGCACAATTCACCAGCGTTTTGCATCGGTTCGTCTGTCCAGTCGTTCCAACGCGTTTTAGTTACATGCTTGTAGTAATCTCTATCGTATTCACAGAGAATATCAATCTTATGACGAGTCGTCTCACGTTTGAAGTCCATATCAACGAGTATCTTATCCCTCAATCGTACGAGTCTCTTAGTGCCCACATAGCGATCTATCTTAGGGAATTTACACCACCTAGCGTATATAACGTGCTCTCGGTTGAATTCAGTACGGTTCTTGTAGAATCCATTAGCTATAAAGACTGGTATGTAATCTGTCCAAGTATCTCCTGGAGTGGCGCTTAGCAATATCCATGGGTTGTCGTGCTCTGGTTTGGTTATCTTAAGGAAGCTTTTCACCCATGCGCCGCTGCCTACAACCCTCTGTTCGTCAAATATAAACATGGCACCTTCAACCTTCTCGTATTTAGCGATGTTATTCCAGCTGTCAACCACTATCTTATTAGAATATCTATTAAGCTCTGGCTTAGTGGATAGGCCGAAGTGTGATAGCTCCTGCTCCCATTCCATAGTGTCTCGTTTACGAGCTGTGGTGATTATGTAGAGATCTCGTGGCTTATTTGAAATATCAATGGTCTCTGAACCGCCATGCCATGTCCAATACCAATACAAAGCTGTAAGACTCTTGCCGCTGCCTACACCACCGCATAGGATCTTACCGACATCCAGCTTCTCCACAGCCTCTTTTTGGTAGTCTCTTAGTTTAATCACGACTTTATTTTCGCCTCCTAAGCATTATCAAAGCAATATTTCTTTTCTAAATCATTTATACCAGATCGATATGACTTAATTTTTATCATATTTTCATCAATGAAATCCTTAGAATAATTAATTACAAATATCATTTCGTCCTCTGTTGCCCCATTCAACGACATTGCAGCTAATAAATTAGCGATTCTATTTAATTCTTTTTTCGTATCATGAATTTCAAAACCCATTTTGTTATACATTTCATCGCAACATTGCATGTATATTGACATTTGTATTGTTTTCTTAGATATTCCGAATTGCTCAGCATAATTTGCGAACTTGTCCAAATCAGCAATCCAAGAATGCGGATAACGTTTACCAGTATTCCATATGGATAACAAACCAGGGTTTATACCGCATCTTCTAGCAACCTCGTTTAAAGATACTCCAGATTGATCAATAACGTCTTTTACAATATTTCTAAATGGTTTAAACATAAACTTTCTCCTTTCAAATATAAAAAGTAAAAAGCCCCTGACAAATATCAAGGGCTCTAAGTTTCACTTGCAAATTAGAATGGCTTATCCTCAGCGTACTTCTCAGCCCAGTCATCTTCCTCCATTACAAAATATCCAGTCTTGAGATATGCCTTGACACCATGACCTGTAGCAGTCTCCCACTCATATGGAGAGATTGTAAGATCTGCCTCGACTATTCTTCCATAATCCAACTCTCCAACAGTCTCTTCGTCGAGACGAGTACGAATCTTACCCTGGATCATAAACATATTAGGAGGATAGTTGTCGAACCTACATGTTACCTCCATATAGTGTAAAGGCTCGTCATCCTCGTCTCTAGGGGTTCTGAGACGTACATTCCATCCTTCATCAATCAACTGCTGAGCCAACTCAGGATCTAACTCAATGTTGAATGTTCTCTTACCTCCAGCTGGGTTAAACTTTGTTGGTGCACCACTAAAATTCTTAAAGCTACCAGGGAGAACTCTTGCTCCCTCTAATTTTAAATTGTTCATAATTGAATCTCCTTTCAAATATCAAAATTAAAGACAGCAAGAGTACCTGTGTAAGATACTCCGCTGCATTTTCCAATAAGTACAAAGTTTGCAATTCAACGGCCTATGCCCTTCCATTCTTTTATTTCACAATAGATCATAGCACAGAACGCGCCTAAAATTGCCCAAAACATTTGTGTTTATCGCCTCCTTCCTTTAAAGAGGCGGTTTTTTACGCGAAGAAAGCCTCATACTCCTCATCACTATTTGCTAAGTCTCGAATTGCATCACAAGCTTTGTCACACAAATAATCATAATAAGAAATATCAATGTCCTTCTCAGAGTTAGAAAGTCGTACAGTCTCGGCATCCAGCCATCTATAGCCCTTTGTATCGTTTACAGAACTGAATTTACCATTACTCTGTTCTCTTAGCAACACGCCACCGCTCTTACCTGGCTTAATAGGACAGAAACTACCGACTTTACCTATGAATTTGTAATTATGGCCAGCTGAAATATCATTCGCCAAAGCAGTAGACTCTTTCTCGAACGTTGTATCAGAGATAGTGCCTTTCTTATACTTTGTTTCAAGAATATCCATAGCCTTCTCAGCCTCTGACACGTCTGGAAGTTTCTCATTCAAGTCTAGATACATTGCTGTAGAGACTGATCTAGTCTCGCACATGTCCTCGAAGAGAATCTCCTCTCCAGTGAAGAGCTTCTTGAAAACGTAAGGAACCTGGAACTGCTTTCCAGTGTTTGTCCACTGCCCAGCATGCTCTGCATTGTCACCAGGCAAATATCCATACCTGTCAAGACAGAATTTCTGACTTGCATATTTTGCGACGTATACAGCGTCATTCACAAGACACATCTTTTCGTATGTAGCCTCGTGTTCGAACGTGTAACCGTATTCCTTACCATACGCATTGACAAAGCCGATAATATCCATATCTGCTTCTGGGATCTTGATTGAGTCTGTCTTTATGTGTGCCACTGTGTAACCTCTATCCTGTACCTCGTGCTTGAGGTTTATCATAAAGAGTGCTCCACGTTTTGCTACGATGTTGTCGATATTGCGGTCATCCCTGAATGCATTCTTGAAGCTTGCACTTGTGAGACCATATACGGAGTTAATTGGGATCTTAAGAGCCTTACCAAGCTTCTTAGCCATTGCCTCATCATCGAGATACTTAGCTAACTTACCACCGAACATGCTTCTGACAATATCAAACTCCTTATGCTTAATATGAAGTCTGATCTGCACAAGATCTTCGAATCGCTTTGTATACTTTCCGAAAAGTTGCTCAGCTATAACTGAAGATGGATGCATACTAGCAATATCAAGCAATGCTACGTCATAGTGAATGCCTGGCTCTGCATAGACATAACCGCCTTCCTTAGGATCTTCACCTCTATATTCTGACTTGCCACACTCAAACTTGTATCCAGGGAACCAAGGTTTGCCTGTATGAATATCAAACACATTGTACTGTGCATTATTTGTGATTTGGAAGTCTTTGTTGATGCTATAATCACCAGGAAGAGACTGCTTTAAGCCTGGCTCCTCGAAACAATAACACTCATCTGCTGGTGGAACATCACCCATGAATCTGTAGTTGAATTCACTCTGAGGTTCGCGCTCATCACCAAATATAATTTTGCGTGTAAGTGTGTTAGTCGAGTCGTTAACCGTAGCATCTGCAAGGTCTGCCAAGATCTCTCTGGCAATGAAATCCTCTCTGGTCGCATTCCATACAGCCTCAGTTGCTATAACGTCGTTGTCACAATACGCTGATACCTTATCCCATAGTTCCTTATCGACAGGCTCATCCCATGGAAGACCAAGCTCTTGGTGATGTATACCAAGTTCAATCTCCCATTTCTTGAGACTCTTCTTGTCTGTACTATAGTCATAAATATCAGTGTATGACAGTCCGTATGCACCGGCTATATAGGCGTTACGATCACCGCTAACGATCTTATGACTCAATCTATACAACTGAGGAACACTATAACCCAAATATCCAGCTGCATAGACAATGTGATTGTCATATCTACGGTTGTTAAAACCTACTAAGTTGTAGTTCTCACATAGATCTTCCACTGCCTGTGCTGAAGGATTAACCATTCTATGAATATCATGATCTTTTCCTTCCTTCTTCCAGTTTATAAGGAAGAGATTCGGGAAAACCTCAATATCAAAGAACACTATAGGTCTGTCTTTCTTTTCAACCGTCTTCTCTTCCCAGTTGTCTGATTTGAATTTCATCTGCGCTACCATTTTCAAACACCTTTCACTCTGATTATTAGACTTACTTGCAAATTTACGAATATCATCGTGCAAGTCCTCTACATTATACACAACGCCACCCTCATATGCATCATCTAATATCTTTTTTATTAGGCTGACGCTAGGAGCTGTGTTGCCGTATTCTTTGTTAAGGCATTTCTTAATCATGGTATGCAGACCTTTATTAGTCTTTATTTCCTTTTCATCTGCTGCCACTTTCTTAACCTCCTTCTTTAGAGGTAAACCAGATGACAAATGAGCTATCTGAATATCATTACATTTGGTCAACCTCCTTCTTAATGCTGATTTGCCACGAAATACTTTGATCTCGATGTTATCTCCATATTCCTTTTCTAACTTGGTTGGGTCCCCGTCATAAATATAATGCAGGTGTACCCCAGCACCTGATTTACTTAGCTCTGCATATGTAGCGGGCCATTTAGACGCTGCTTTCAGATTCAGTGCTAAGCTTTTCTTTCCGTCGCTATCCTTTAAGTCAAAATCGATTACAATATGTTGTAGAGGAACTCGTACGTAATGCAGCATAGAGGTGTCAAGTTCCTGTAACTTAGTCTTGACATATGCCCAAGCACTACTAGGATGTTCGTCCTCGTTTGCATACTGTGCTGACTCCTCAGCTAACACCTCGTCTAACAAGCTTCTATGAATATCCATCTTCAGCCAGTCAGGTATCTCAGTTTTAACCTCTTCTTTAGCCTTCTCTGGCTCTTCAAAAATATCAACCCTGAAGCCTGAGTATACGTTGTATGGCCTCTTGCCGTTCTCGTCAGTCTTACCTCGTTCCTTGAATTCCCAGAAGTAAGACTTAAGTTCTTCCTTGAACGCTCTACGAGACATTGGATATGCCACTTTAGCAGATGTGCAATACTCATTATACATTGCATATGCTGACTGTAGCGTAACCTCATCATCTCGTTTGAAAATATAAAAGCTATCCTCTACGAAGTTGTAGAAGTCATTTGAAGCTCCCATCATCGCAGATGGAATATAGGCATCATAATACCCAGGGTCTGACTTGTAAATATCAAGACAATGCTGAGCTATAGCGCCTAACTCAAAGTCAATCTTCTTAACTAGCTCCTTATACTCTCTAGCTGGTACTTTCTTTCCAGTTGGTGAGACATCTATAAGCCTTCGAATAAGACCAGAACGACCATCCGTAATTTTTACCGGTTTATTTGTACCCATAAACAAGAAAGCTTTAAAACGGTTTGAGTAGGTTGATTTAAACTTCTCATTGACGGTCATAAGCTCATGTGAAACCAGGCTATTCAATCGTGTATTGTCCTCGATTCTTGACAAATCACCGTCATGCTGTATTGCCACTAATGGGTTTGTCTTGAACGCTTCCAAAGCAAATGAGTTACTCGACGTACCCAATGCTTTAGCATCAAATACAGAGTAATATCCATCAAACAGCTTCTGTACAATGTTAAGTACTGTAGACTTACCCGTTCCCGCAGCACCATACAATACCAGGAACTTCTGAATCTTCTTGCTGTCACCAGATACTATTGAACCTATAGCCCATTCGATCTTGTGACGTTCCTCAGGAGAATATAAAGTATCCATGAGTTTGTCATATGCTTCAATTGACCCTTTTTGCAGAGGATAGTTCAAACGCTTAGATGCATAATCTTCTTTTGTTGGCTTGTCATTAGAGAATATCAATGTTTCATCCAACATGTGGAAGTTATCTCGCATCTGTTTCTGTACGAACTTGTGCCAGTGGTCTATCATACCAGTCTCGGCATCCCACATATGTAAGACATGAGGCTGGTCGAGCTGAGGATTTTCTTTGACATAAATATCAATCTCTCTATCAATGAGATCAAGACAATCCTGCTCGTCTGTAGACCATAGACCAAGTTCTTCAAGCCAGACAGCGTAAAAGTCACCGCCTCGGACCATAAGATCCTTGGTCTTTCCTATTACGAACTTGGGATAGATCTCTAGACCTTTCTTGGTCGAGCGCATCCCGATTCGCAAAAAGTCTATCTTCGGCACAAATTATTCCTCCTTATCCTCGTCTTTGTCATCAAAATCATCTTTCATATACTCTGGTTTCTTGTAGTTTTCAACAAGATTCTTTACGGCAACTATACCTTTCTCAATTATACATAAAGATAATACAAAACCTCCACCATAAGCACCAACAATAAAACCAGCCTTAACTCCATCTTTGAACGCTCTAATCATTTTAATTCTCCTTTCATTATCTTCGGAGCATAGTACCAATTAATCTGAAACCATAGCTCCGTGTCTCTCATGTCATGGCGTGGATTCGGAACAATAAACAAACCCCCGCCAGAACCATCGTAACCATATTCTCTGTCTACCAAAATATCAATGGCATCC